ATCAACGTCCCGACACCAGTCTTGGCAGGAGTTAGAACCCCCATTCGTCAATTTGCAAGTTGCGTTCTGGTTGATGCTGATGACACCCTCGATAGTATCTTTAGCAGTGATATGGCTATTGGCAAATATGTCGCTCAAAGGGCAGGTATTGGTATCAACGCGGGTAGGATCCGTGGGATCAACAGTAAAATCAGGGGTGGAGAAGTTCAACACACAGGTGTTGTACCGTTCCTCAAAAAGTTTGAAGCAACTGTCAGATGCTGCACTCAAAATGGCATTAGAGGTGGATCAGCGACTGTCCACTTCCCAATCTGGCACCAAGAAATCCAAGACATAATTGTCTTAAAAAACAATAAGGGCACAGAAGATAACCGTGTCCGTAAACTTGACTACAGTATTCAATTAAGTAAATTATTTTATGAAAGATTTATTGAAAATAAAGAGATCACACTCTTTTCTCCTCATGATGTCCCTAACCTTTATGACAGTTTTGGGACTGAATTATTTGACGAACTATATTGCACTTACGAGAGTGATGAATCTATCCCAAAGGTTAGGATAGGAGCACAAGAACTCTTCCTTAATCTTTTAAAAGAAAGAGCAGAGACAGGTCGTATCTATTTGATGAACATTGACCATTGTAATACTCACTCATCCTTTAAGGATAAGGTGAGCATGAGTAACCTATGTCAAGAGATTACTCTACCTACTGACCCTATTAATCATATTGATGATGAGGGTGGTGAAATTGCTCTTTGTATTCTATCTGCTATTAATGTAGGCAAAATTAAACATTTAGATGAGATGGAAGAACTTTGTGATCTTGCAGTTCGTGGATTAGAAGAACTGATTGACTATCAGGGATACCCTGTAAGGGCAGCAGAACGTGCTACAAAGGCACGTAGATCACTTGGGGTAGGTTTTATTGGTCTTGCTCATTATTTGGCAAAAAATGGATGTAAATATGGTGACCCAAAAGCATTGCAATCAGTGCATGATTTAACAGAATCATTCCAATATTACTTGCTTAAAGCATCTAATGAAATTGCAAAAGAGAAGGGTGCATGTGAAGCATTCAGTCACACTAAATATTCAGACGGAATACTACCGATTGATACCTATAAAAAGGACGTAGATGAACTTGTACCAAACAACTTAACGTATGATTGGGAAACTCTTAGGACTAATATCCTACAACACGGACTCAGGCACAGCACTCTGTCCGCACAAATGCCTTCGGAGAGCAGTTCCGTTGTGTCAAATGCAACCAATGGAGTTGAACCTCCTAGAGGATACCTGTCCATTAAGAAAAGTAAAAAAGGACCACTTAAGCAAGTTGTTCCCCAGTACACTTATCTCAAGAACAACTACACTCTTCTCTGGGATATGGAATCAAATCAAGGATATATTAAAATCCTAGCAGTAATGCAAAAGTTTTTTGACCAGGCAATTAGTGGTAACTGGAGTTACAATCCAGAGAACTATCCTGATAATGAAGTTCCTGTTTCTGTTATGGCACAAGATCTTTTAACCACATACAAATATGGTTGGAAGACATCATATTATCAAAATACTTATGATCAAAAAGGTGATGATTTGTTAGAAGATAAAAAACAAACACTAGAGAATATACTCGCAGAACTAGACAACACAGAGGAGGACGACTGTGAATCCTGTAAAATCTGAAAAAGAATTAAAAGGTATGACAGTTTTTAACACAGAAAAAGTGAACACTAAAAAACAACCTATGTTTTTTGGTAAACCATTAGGAGTACAAAGATATGATTCCTATAAGTATCCAGTTTTTGACAAACTAACACAGCAACAACTCAGTTATTTTTGGAGACCTGAGGAAGTTTCTTTACAAAAAGATCGAAGTGACTATCAGACATTACGCCCTGAGCAAAAGCACATTTTTACCAGCAATCTTAAATACCAGATCATGCTGGATTCTGTACAAGGGAGGGGTCCTGGGATGGCATTTATCCCTTATTGCTCATTACCTGAACTAGAAGCATGTATGGAAGTATGGGGATTTATGGAGATGATTCATAGTCGTTCATATACTTACGTTATTAAAAACATTTATCCTGACCCTGCTGAGGTATTTGATACTATTCTTGATGACGAAAAGATTCTTTCTCGTGCATCATCAGTAACAGAATCATATGACTTTTTTATTAATCAAGCACATGAATATGACACAAGTAATTGGTGGAGAGAAAATTGGAGAGACAGTCCAACAGGAGCGTGGGAAAGAAGGGATCTTAAAAAGAAACTATATAGAGCAGTTGCTAATGTAAATATTCTGGAGGGTATTAGATTCTATGTATCGTTTGCTTGCTCGTTTGCGTTTGGTGAACTCAAACTTATGGAAGGATCCGCTAAAATTATCTCTCTCATCGCCAGAGACGAAAGTCAGCATCTTGTCCTTACTCAAAACATCCTCAAAAAATGGCAAGAAGGAGATGATCCTGAGTTTAAAGAAATTGCTAAAGAAGAAAAACCTTATGTAAGACAAATGTTTGAGAGGTGTGTCAATGAAGAAAAAGCATGGGCAGAATATTTGTTTAAAGATGGAAGTATGATTGGTCTTAATGATAAACTACTTCATCAATATGTTGAATGGATTGCTAATAAAAGAATGAAGGCAATAGGATTAGATCCTATTTACGACATTCCATTGAGAAACAATCCATTACCATGGACACAACACTGGTTGTCTTCTAAAGGCATGCAAGTAGCACCACAGGAAACTGAGGTGGAGAGTTATCAAGTTGGTGGCATTAAACAAGATGTCAAAAAAGACACATTTGCAGGATTTCAATTATGATTTTTTGGATTGGATTTTTTATTATGGTTCTTAACGAAGGTTTCGTTATGATGAGACATGTGTCACCATGGTTTGCTAAAAAAAGAGATAACCTTATACAAAAATATGGTAAGGGGTGGCAAACATTTCATGGTATGGTTGATTACATATGGGTGATTCTTATTACTCTAGGGTTTATATTCTCACCTTTTAGAGGTATTCATTTATATGTCTTTATTTGTTTTTGGTTGTTAGCATTTATGTTAATTTATTTACCACAAATAAAAGGAGTATATCTTAATAACAAATGAAAAACTATCACATCTACTTAAACGACAAGTGTTTGTTTAAAAATTTAAATCAAGAAGAGTTTGAATTGATTTGGGATAAAATATATCGTTCATATTTTAAAGAAGAATTAACATACACAGAATGTATTGGTGATGTATGTTTAGAGGAATCTTCATACTAATGAAAATAGAATTCGAGAAACAATTTGGCAAGGGAACTGACCCTTGGTATGCTAAGGCAGAGAGATGGGCGAAAAAACAACGCTTCCCTATCTCTTTTCTTGCTTTAGGTATTATTGAGTGGTTAAAACAAAAATGGATTGATGCTAAAATTTACAACACAATGAAAGATGTTGACAGACAAACAGATCAAATTATAAAGGAATGGGAAGAAAATGAACCAAAAAAAGAACCCACTATCGTGGAGAAAGGAGTATTTGGAAATGAAGGGTGGTCTATCGAAATCTCAAATCCAATTGTTGAAAGAGGGTCCGACTCAATTAGCACAGGCATGGTTCCTCCAAGCGATGTACAACGATTACAAGAAGATGAAGGGGATAAAGGAACCTCCTAGTCAAGAGTCAGGATACCAAACAACTATGAAAGAATTTTTCGCTAGGTGGAATTGAATAAATAAGTCAGTGATGACTTTTGTATGTACGAGAATCCATGGTGGTATGAAGGAGAAATATTTGATTGTGATAAAATAAATGGATATCATGGGTTTGTTTATTTAATTACAAATACATGCAATGGAAGAAAATATATTGGAAGAAAATACTTTTGGTCTTTTAGAAAAAAGAAAGGTCAAACTAGAAAACAAAGAAAAGAATCTGATTGGAAAAATTATTATGGTTCGTGTCCAGAATTAAAAGAGGACGTAAAAGAATTAGGAAAAGAAAAATTTACTAGAGAGATACTTAGTTTACATACTACTGTAGGAAAATGTAATTTTGAAGAAACTAGGCAACTCTTCGTAAACAATGTTCTATCAGAAGCATTGACAGATGGTACACCTTTGTACTATAATGGTAATATTCTAGGAAGATATTATCGTAAAGATTACTTCAAAGGTTTATGCTAAAAGAATTTTTAAATTGGTTTGAAGGAGATTTTAATAATTGGAAACAAGCATCTAGTCGTCCAACTAGATTTGCACATATCCTTTTAACTCACGAAAAAGTTTCTGAGAATAAATTTCATGTAGTACAAAGATACAAACATGAAGAGAAACCTTATCGTGATAAGATTATCACAATAAAAGAATCTGAAAATCAAATCATTGTAGAAAATGATCAATGTAATTTAGTGTTTATTAAACATAATGGACACTATTATGGTCAAACTGTTCCTGGTTGTATTTTTAAAAACACTGTTCTAGTGAGTAAGATACAAATGGGACCTGATTTTTATCAAGTAATTGATGCTGGGTTTGATCCTGTTACTAGAGAACAAAGATGGGGTTCTGAGAATGGACCTTTCTTTTTTGATAAAACTAAATAAAATAGTAGAGTGGTTTAATTAAGTGGTATACCGATTAGATACGCCTGGGGTAGAAAATCAGGCAATAACAAATGCAAAAATTGATACTGGTGCAGTTTCAACTCAAAAAGTAGATGCTTCAATTAATAATGCATTAGTTCCTATCAAGGGAATTATTATGTATTCTGGATTGCAAGCAGACATTCCTGCTAACTGGGCAATATGTGACGGAAATAATGGCACACCTAATTTAGTTAATAAATTTGTAGTTGCAGCAGCGTCATTTGATGTTGGTACTGAAGAATGGAGAACAGCAGTTGATGGAACTTCTAAAGAATCAGGTGGTGCAGCAACTAAAACTTTAGGAACAAATGAACTTCCATCTCACACTCATGGTATTACTGATCCTGGTCACCAACATACAACAAATGTTGATACTGGTACATTATTCCATGTAGGTGGAGTGGCAAACGCAGTTAACTTTGGTGGACCAGGTGGTTATCCTGGTACTGCATTCAATATGGATGATGCTAATACTGGAATTACAGCAACTGATGGTCAACCTGGTACAACGGGAGAAGCATTTGACATATTGCCACCATACTATGCAATCGCATATATTATGAGAGTTAGTTGACATAATATACATTTTTATTGACAACCCTTACGGCACCTGGTATTATACAGGTGCTTTTTCTTTTGTAAGGAAATTACCACAACTTGGGGGTTGACAAAACTTAACATTTACTATATACTTTAGTTGTAAATCTTTACAAAGTAACAAATGACAACCACAACAGAATCTGGTGGCAGACAAAACATGTTTCCCACTGAAACCCGTCCTTACTTAGATGAATCTTATGAAGGATACGGTCCTAATGCTGAGAAACTCAATGGTCGTCTTGCTATGCTAGGACTCGTTGCAGGTTTCGTTTCGTATGTGACCACAGGGTCATTTTTCTTCGGTGGAATCTTAGGATTCTAAAATGAAGATCAATTCACAATTTACTATTACACATTTAACACACAATAGGTACACTATCATGACTCCAGAAGCAGAAAGATTTAATGGATGGGCAGCAATGCTTGGTTTCGTAGCAGCAATCGGTGCATACGCAACAACTGGTCAAATCATTCCAGGCATCTTCTAATGACAACACCAAAACCAATCGAAAAGGAAAAACTATTCGCTGAGAAACTTAACGGTAGATTAGCAATGCTAGGCATCATCGCAGGAATTGGTGCATATTTAACAACAGGTCAATTAATCCAGGTTTCGTATAATGAACAGACATCCAGTGCCATTAAGAGTTGTGCCATACATTTTTGCGATGGCATTGGCATCTAGCACACTCACTAGTGTTCTAGTCTAAACTTTACAAAACTAAATACTATTGTAACAAAACTTTAAGTTATGGGAGAATTCAACATCGCTGCACAATCATTTCCAGTTTGGAAAGCTATACTATGGTGTTTCTATCCAGTGAGTGCTCTAGTCGCTATTGAATATTTTTTACGTTTAGTAGATGACGATGACGATGATGATGAGGGTGGTGGAGTTATGACACCAGTTTATCAGGGAGCATAATGATTATTAGCAGAATAGTATTTCTGTGTGCAGTCGCATACACAGCAACAGGTGGATTAGGGTTTATCTATTCATGATACTTTTGTCCACTATTATTAATTCAATTCCACCAGGTTCAAGAGACTTGGTGGAGTTTGGTTTTTTCATGGTCGTAGGAATCACCGCAGGATCAGCAGGTCTATTATGAACAACAAAGAAAAAATAAGAATGTTTTTACCGTTTAGTTGGGTTATACCTGCAATGATATCCTTTTCATATATCAATGCCCACACACTAAACGTATGAATTATTATCAGACTTTACAGATGTTTATAGCAATATTTTCTGGAACCGTGATATTAACTTCACTTTTCGTAGTAATGATGTCTGCAATGATGGAAGATACAAATATATAATATACGGTATATTTTAATAAAAAATGAATGGTAGACTAGACAAGGTTGCTATGACTAATAAGTTAATGCAGCTGAAGAGAGAACTACATTACAAGTGTGAGATAGGAGAAAAGGGTGAGTGGGAATGTAATGGAGCGAATGAATATCTCAATAGAGTATTTGATGTTTTGGATGAATATTGGCAATAAATTTTTTTCTTGACAAGAGTGTAAAGTTGTGTTAAGATAAATAACACAGGTGATATCTTTATTACCTGACACAAAGGACTCGAAAGGATCGTAACCCTGCGTAAAACTGCTTTAACCGAGACCTGTGAGCAGTATAAGTATTAGTCTCTCATATCCAGAAGTGAAGGGATTTCTGGAAATAAGTTTCGCATCAAACCTTGGATGCCCTACTTAAAAACGTCTTACTAATGACAACTTCAAACATTACACGCAGACAGAGTGGTCTCCTAGCAGGTTGGCCTGAGTTCTGTGAGTGGGTAACTTCAACAAACAACAGAATCTATGTTGGTTGGTTCGGTGTACTCATGATCCCATGCTTGCTAACAGCAGCAGCATGCTTCATCGTTGCATTTATTGCAGCACCTCCTGTCGATATCGACGGTATCCGCGAACCTGTAGCAGGATCTTTCTTATATGGAAACAATATCATCTCAGGAGCAGTCGTGCCCTCTAGCAACGCTATTGGATTGCACTTCTATCCAATCTGGGAAGCAGCAACAGTTGACGAATGGCTCTACAACGGAGGACCATACCAACTCGTTATCTTCCACTTCCTTATTGGTATCTCAGCTTACATGGGACGTCAATGGGAACTTAGTTATAGATTAGGAATGCGTCCATGGATCTGTGTAGCATACTCTGCACCAGTTTCAGCAGCATTCGCAGTATTCTTAGTGTATCCTTTCGGTCAGGGATCTTTCTCAGACGGAATGCCTCTAGGAATTTCAGGTACATTCAACTTTATGTTTGTGTTCCAAGCAGAGCACAACATTCTAATGCATCCTTTCCACATGGCAGGAGTAGCAGGAATGTTCGGAGGATCTTTATTCTCTGCAATGCACGGTTCACTCGTAACTTCATCTTTAATTAGGGAGACAACAGAAAATGAATCTCAAAATTATGGGTATAAGTTTGGACAAGAAGAAGAGACATACAACATTGTCGCTGCTCACGGATATTTCGGTAGACTTATCTTCCAATATGCGTCTTTTAACAACTCAAGAAGTTTACACTTCTTCCTCGCAGTATTCCCTGTAGTCTGTGTATGGTTAACCTCTATGGGTATCTGTACAATGGCATTTAACTTAAACGGATTCAACTTCAACCAATCAGTTGTAGATGTAAACGGAAAAGTAATTCCTACATGGGGTGACGTTCTTAACAGAGCAAACCTAGGTATGGAAGTAATGCATGAAAGAAATGCACATAACTTCCCATTAGACCTTGCTTCTGCAGAGTCTACACAGGTTGCTTTAACAGCACCTACAATCGGTTAATTTTTTAACCACATAAAACATCGGGGTCGAAAGACCCCTTTTTTATAGGAGAAAATAATGGTAGCATCTACCTTACAAGCACCCACAAGGGGTTGGTTTGATGTTCTTGATGACTGGTTAAAGAGAGATCGTTTCGTATTCATCGGATGGTCTGGTCTTTTACTTTTACCTTGTGCTTATCTTTCTATCGGAGGTTGGTTTTTAGGAACTACGTTCGTTACAAGTTGGTATACACATGGTATAGCATCCTCATATCTTGAGGGAGCAAACTTCCTAACAGCAGCAGTGTCAACACCTGGTGATGCAATGGGTCATAGTTTGCTATTCTTATGGGGGCCTGAAGCACAAGGTGATCTCATCCGTTGGTTTCAACTGGGTGGTCTCTGGAACTTCGTTGCATTTCACGGTGCATTCGGTCTCATAGGATTCATGCTTCGTCAGTTTGAGATTGCAGGTCTTGTTGGCATCAGGCCATACAATGCTCTAGCATTCTCTGCTGTTATCGCAGTCTTCACAAGCATCTTTCTGATCTATCCTTTAGGTCAGCATAGTTGGTTCTTCGCACCATCATTTGGTGTCGCAGCAATCTTTAGATATATTCTATTCATTCAAGGTTTTCACAATATAACTCTTAATCCATTTCATATGATGGGTGTAGCAGGTATACTTGGTGGAGCATTGCTCTGTGCTATTCACGGTGCAACAGTGCAGAACACTTTGTATGAAGACACATCACAATATACTGAAGGTAAGATACAATCTACAACTTTCAGAGCATTTGATCCTACACAGGAAGAAGAAACTTATTCAATGATTACAGCAAACAGATTCTGGTCTCAGATATTTGGTATTGCTTTCTCTAATAAAAGATTCTTACACTTCCTCATGTTGTTCGTACCTGTCATGGGTATGTGGACATCATCTATAGGTATCGTAGGTCTAGCACTTAACCTCAGAGCATACGACTTTGTATCTCAAGAGATAAGAGCAGCAGAAGACCCAGAGTTTGAGACTTTCTACACTAAGAATATACTTCTTAATGAAGGTATGAGAGCTTGGATGTCATCTGTTGACCAACCTCACGAGAACTTTGTATTCCCAGAAGAAGTGTTACCAAGAGGTAACGCACTTTAAATAATAAGACCCGAAAGGGTCTTTTTTTATACTAAATACGTTCGTAGTGTTACAATTCAATGACAAAACACCAAAAGATAGGTGGTCTATTGACATAAGTAATATTCAAAGATATAATTAAAAAAATCGGAGCAGCATGGAAGAAAGACAACACATCAATGATCTGTGGGAAGATATGGATCGACTCAATGCACTCTACGAAGAGATGATGTGGGAGCATGACTCAGTATTAGAATTTGTAGCAGATTATAAGAAAGATAGAATCATTATTAAGAGACACGCATGACGATGTTAGAAACAATAATCAGAGAGTTTCCAGTTTCTGATTTTTCAAAAGATTTTAAAAATATGTCAAACAATCGTAGTACATATACGAAAGAGGAAGTTGATACTTAATAGCAGAAGCATTAGCAGAAGCAAAAAGAATTGATGAAGAATCTATGCGTAAGCACAATAGAGATGCAACAGTTATCTCTATGATCTTAGGATTCACAGCACTAGCATTGTTTGTAGATGGATTGCTAAGACTATTAGGAATCATTCCACCATTTATGGGCATTGACATCGACCTTTTAGATAAGATCGTAGAAAAGGTAGAGGTTGATGTTATAGATAAGATAAGACAAGTCCCAATACAAAGACTCTTTCCAAAATGAATGACGCAACAGTACTGTTGTATCTGTTATGCTTTGCTATAGTAGTAGGCATGACCTTTGCTTTCATGTATGCTATGATGAAGACAACCTTGAGAGAGGTTAATCAACCAACGACTAGACCTGTTCATCCAGAAATGAAAGAGGTTAGAACTGGAGACCAACTCCTAGTATTTCGTCAACCTCCAGAGGAAGATGAAGATGATGATGGAGACGCTATCATTATAAGAAAATGAGATTAAACTGTAACGACATAGAGATTATTATGGATGGACTCGATGACTACCGAGGACTCTGTGAGTATGATGAGGAAGCTTGGGAAAAGATTACCAAGGTCATGGATAAGGTAAGAGTATATGCAGATCAGGTATTAGATTGCCCTATCTAATTACCAGAAAGTCGAAAAAAAAATTCTGGCAATTTTTTACCCTATAGATTTTATGTTAAAAGTATGTAATGAGTGTGGTGCAACATGGATAGACGGACAACTGTTCTATAGGAACGGTCAGATAGGATGTCCTCATGATCTAGCAGGACTACTGTGCAATGAGATAGATCATCCAGATTGCATCAACCCATGTCGGGGATCAACCAGTGGTTTGACGTGGGAGCAACGTCGTGTGTTAGGAGATATAGATTTATGGGAGTAATGTGTGGGAGTCCGTATATAAATGCGTAATTATACCTAGTATGCTATGCTATATAATATGTAACGGAATTGAAAAGGATCATGCACCATTACACACTAGGTTGGCACGACCAACAAAATAAACATTACGAAATCGGTGAATATGCAGAAGATGCATTTGAGGCAGTAAAACACGCAAGAGAGGATGTTCCGTATCTACACGAACATCCTTTTTCTTTGGATACAATTAAAGAAATTAAATGAAAAAATTTAATACATGGGTCTTGGATACTACAATCTATATCCTTGACTTTCTCTACAGAGGTAGAGACTTCCAGAGGTTCTGGGTTCTTGAGGTAATTGCAAGAGCACCTTACTTTGCATTTATCAGTGTGTTACATTTTCGTGAATCACTTGGGTTGCGTGGAGAGGAACACATATATCTAATGAAGGAGCATTTTTATCAGGCACTCAATGAAACCGAACATTTGGAAGAGATGGAACTTAGGGAAGGAAATAAGTATTGGATCGATAGGTTCCTTGCCAAGCATCTTGTTTTACTTTATTTTTGGATCATGGTTGGCTACTATCTTGTTGATCCTATTAACGCTTATGATATCAACATGAAGATTGAAAAACATGCTTTTGAAACTTATACAAAGTATAGTGCATATCATCCTTTAGATAAAAAGATTGCAGAGATTGCAGAAGATGAATTGCAACATTCAAAAGAATTAAGACTTGCAATGTCAATGATAGGATGATATAATAATCTTATTATTTGGTTGATAATGAAAAAAAGAAATTTAAAAAAAATTATTAAAAAATTAAAAATATTATTGGATAGAGATGAAAT